AAAAACAACGATTGAACAAATCAATGGCTTGTCAGAGATTGCTGATTACATGGAAGACGAAGAGCTTGCAACAGCACTTACCTTCATTGCAAAGCTTATTCTCAAGCCAGATATTCCACTAAATGTTGCAACCGTGGAGATTGTACGCTTGCAAGCAATTGCAGCTAAAATGTCCTTCAAAGCCACATGGCTAACTAACGTAGAAAAAGGAGACAGAGCGAAAAAGAATATTTATTACACCGCTGCTGAGGCTATCAATAACCTCGTATCGGCTCTTAAATATATCACTCGCTAGTGTTGATATGGCAAAAAGTTTATTGCAACAGGTAATGCTTAAGGTAGAAGACAAGATTTCTTCGCAGCCTTCGTTCCTTGACAAACAGGGACTAATTGAAAAGATTCAAAGCGGATATATTGTAAACCGTGTTGATAAGTTTCAAACTAAAAAAACATTTGCACCAAGTACAATTGCGTTCTCTCATGGAGAATGTCCTCGTTACTGGTATCTAGCCTTTGAGGGTGCTGTGTTTACTGACAATGCAGATGCCTATGGCGGAGCAAACATGACTGCTGGTACAAAGTCACACGAACGTATCCAGGAAGCTATGGGCAACGCAGGTATCCTAAAAGACTCAGAGTTCAAAGTCACTTATGACGACCCACCAATCTTTGGATATGGTGACGTTATTCTTGACTGGGAAGGTATGGACCTGCTTGGTGAAATCAAGACCATGCCTAACGAAGGCTTTGAGTATCGCAAGATTGCAGGTAAGCCAAAGACTGGACACCTTATCCAGTTGCTTATCTATATGAAGATTCTTAACAGAAGCAAAGCAATTCTGATTTATGAAAACAAAAACAATCACGAGTTGCTAATCTTCCCTGTTGAGTTGAATGAATACTATTTTAAGTGGGTAGAGAACGCTTTTGAGTGGATGAGAAATGTTCGAAAGGCTTGGGAAGACAAGACCCTGCCAGAGAAAAACTATCGCTCAAATTCTAAGATTTGTAAGACCTGTCCTATCAAGGATGCGTGTAACAATGCTGGTTCTGGAGTGATTAAAATCAAATCTCTGGAGCCATTGGATGATAAAGCATTGTGATTGGTGCGACAACAAGTTCACACAAAAAGTAAAGTATCAGATTTACTGTTCTGCAGACTGTAGGGCGTTAGCAACTAAAGAAAAGATTGCTCAACGCTACATACAGGAGCGAACAAAAAAGAGGGCATTGGTAAAAAGGTTCTGCAAGTCTTGTGGAAACCTCTTGTCAATGTATAATGATACTCAGTTGTGTGAGCTTTGCGATGTTAATCCAGCCGATGTCTCTAAGGCACTCAAAGAAATGAAGAGGATGCTCAACGATGAATCTAAGTAAACTAAAAGAAAAGCCAAAGAAGTTCTGTGCTATAGACGCTAGCACAAACAGCCTGGCATTTGCTGTATTTGATGGCAAGAAGATTATCGCCTGTGGCAAGATTAACTTTGCTGGTGTTACAACTTTTGAAAAGGTAATGGATGCTGCCAAGAAGACAAAAGCCTTCTTTGATAAGTTTGATTTTGATGCAGTAATTATTGAACATACGGTATTTATGAACAGTCCTAAGACAGCAGCACAGCTTGCCACGCTGCAGGGAGCGTTGCTAGGGGCTGCAGGGATGGCTGGGGTAAAGAGAATCGGTTCAGTATCCCCAATGACATGGCAGAACTTTATTGGTAATAAGAAACTAACCAAAGAAGAAAAGGCAGAGATTGCTAAGAAGAATCCTGGCAAGTCTGTGTCTTGGTTTAAGAATGAAGAACGCTCCATTCGTAAGCAGAGAACAATCAACTTTGTTAATATAAACTATGACAAAGAACTAACAGATGATGATGTTGCAGATGCTTGTGCAATCGGACACTGGGCATTATCAAACTGGGAAAAGGCATTTGGGTATTGACATTATGGCGAATAAATTGTATACTAGTGAAGCATGGTTAAAGAAACGCTTCCATGCTGATAAAAAAACACCACAAGAAATTGCAAAAGAATGCGGTACTAGCGTGGAAACAATCTACGTCTATCTAGCCAAGTTCGGATTAAGGAAATCAAAAAGATGAGCGACAACCTAAAGATTACAGTAGACCAAGTAAACCACCCACCACACTATACCTCTGACCCCAGCGGTGTTGAGTGTATTCAAATTACTAGACACCGCAACTTTAATGTTGGTAACGCATTCAAATATCTTTGGCGAGCAGGACTCAAAGACGAGAAAAAGACTATTCAAGATTTAGAGAAAGCTATCTTTTACATCCAAGACGAGATTAAACGACTACAGGGAGAGAGTAAGTAATGGGACGCAGGAAAAAATATGTCACACCAGTTATTGCTACTAAGTTTAGTAGACAAAACTCTGTTGTAATTAATGGATTTGAAATCAATCGTGGTGATACAATTAAAGTAAAGGATGAATACGGTGGCAAGTTTAAGTTTGAATACTTTGTGACTAATACTGAGACTGGTGCTCAGTGGGTAGACTGTTTTGAAATTATCAACAAGGTGCCATCCGTGTTCCGTTCTTTTAAGGTAGAGCGTGTAAAGCGTGTACCAACAAAGGGCAAGAGGAGTAAGCGTGTCGATTGAAGACTTAACAGTTGAGCATCTAGATGAGATGAACAAAGTTGTGGAGAAGTATCTCCAGGGCGAAGAGCCTACCCAAATTTCAAAAGCGTTAGCCTTGCCAAGACAAAAAGTAATGGCACACATTACTCAGTGGCGTACCCTGGCTTCTGACAACGCTGCTATTCGTGCTAGAGCTAAAGAGGCATTGGCAGGTGCTGATACACACTACAGCAAGCTAATTAGCAAGGCGTATGAGGTTATTGACGAAGCAACCACCACAGCAAACCTAGGGGCTAAGACTGCAGGTATTAAGCTGGTAATGGACCTTGAGAAGACTCGTATTGATATGCTACAGAAAGCTGGTTTGCTTGAGAACAAAGAGCTAGCAGAAGAGATGCTAGAGATTGAGCGTAAGCAGGATATCCTAGTAAACATCCTTCGTGATATTGCTAGTGAATATCCACAAATTCGTGACGAGATTATGCGTAGGCTGTCGCAGGTATCTAAAGAACAAGAGGTCATAACTATTGTCAACAATGTTTAATGAGTTCTTTGAAGTTCTAAAGAACAATAACTTTGCTGAAACACCAGTAGATGCTCGCACATTCGTAGAGGGTGCAGATTATCTAGGACAGCCACCGCTGTCTGAAGTTCAGTATGACATTGTTGAAGCAATGAGTCAAATCTATAAGCTAGAAGATTTGATTGACATTATGGGCGACACAGAAGGTCGCAGGTACTACAAGAAATACACAAAGAATGAGGTTATCCTACAGCTTGGTAAAGGTTCTGGAAAAGACTTTACATCTACAGTAGCGTGTGCATACATTGTTTACAAACTACTTTGTCTTAAAGACCCAGCACGATATTTTGGAAAGCCATCTGGTGACGCTATTGACATCATCAACGTTGCTATTAACGCACAACAGGCAAAGAACGTTTTCTTTAAGGGATTTAAATCTAAGATTGAACGCTCACCTTGGTTTGCTGGAAAGTTTTATGCCAAGGCAGACAGCATTGAGTTTGACCATTCCATTACGGTTTATTCTGGTCACTCAGAGCGTGAATCTCACGAGGGTCTTAACTTGCTTCTAGCAGTGCTTGACGAGATTTCTGGTTTTGCTCAGGAAGTAAATACTGGAAATGACCAAGGTAAAACTGCTGACAACATCTACAAAGCCTTCCGTGCTTCGGTAGACTCTCGTTTTCCAGACCTAGGTAAAGTAGCCCTGCTATCATTCCCTCGTTACCCAGGAGACTTTATTTCTCAAAGATACGATGCTGTAATTGCTGAGAAAGATGTTATAACAAAGACTCACAAGTTTATTATGAATCCAGACTTGCCAGAAGATGCAGAAGGAAACTCGCTAGATATTGAGTGGGATGAAGACACGATTGTTTCATACAAGTATCCAGGGGTATTTGCACTTAAGCGACCAACCTGGGTTGTAAACCCTACTCGTAAGATTGACGACTTCAAGCTTGCATTCTATACAGACCTTGGCGATGCCATGCAACGCTTTGCCTGTATTCCAACCTATGCTTCAGATGCATTCTTTAAGCAGCAGGAAAAGGTTAGAGCCTGTATGACCACTAGAAATCCACTAGATAGCATCAGACGCTTTGATGAAACGTTTGTGCCAGACCCAGACAAGACCTACTTTGTTCATGCTGACCTTGCACAGCGACACGACAAATGTGCTGTTGCTATTGCTCACGTAGAAAAGTGGGTATCTGTTCAGGTAATTAAAGACTATGAACAAGTAGTGCCAGTAGTTGTAGTAGACGCTGTAGCATGGTGGGAGCCTCGTAGAGAGGGTCCTGTAAACCTATCAGAGGTTAAACAGTGGATTCAAAACCTACGGAGACTGGGATTTAACATTGGTTTAGTATCCTTTGACCGATGGAACTCCTTTGATATTCAGAATGAGCTTAAGTCTGTTGGAATTAGAACTGATACTGTTTCTGTTGCAAAGAAGCACTATGAAGACATGGCTATGCTAGTTTATGAAGAACGTTTAGTTATGCCAAATATTGAACTTCTGTTTGAAGAGTTAACTGAGCTAAAGATTGTTAAGAACAATCGTGTAGACCACCCTCGCAAATCTTCTAAGGACTTGGCGGATGCTGTGTGTGGAGCAGTGTTTGGGGCTATCTCCCATACCCCTAGAAACGTTAATCAACAGGTAGATATTCATACATTTAGGGATAGACCGAAGGTAGACAAAAACACATTGCCAGAAAACACAATTGTCTTTGAACCAAAGCTTCAAGAAGAGGCTAAAGAGTATTTATCTCAATTCAACGTGCTATAATATTAGCATGAGGAACTATGGTCAACCGTAACTGGCAACCATTTCATATGCGTGAAAGCCAACATTTACACCTAAGAAGACCTAGAAACCTGCTCAAAAGCCAACAAAAGATAAGTCCTACAAGATACGATAGGCAAAGTAAGATGCCTCCAACCAATCAAAATCAAAATCTATCCTACCAATGATGGTATAATGGTACTGTTGGGGAACTTCCCCACTAGGAGAACGGAAAAATAAAAAAACTTATACACACAGTGCTAGTAATAATGCTAGCTTTAACCCCACTGATGATGTCTAGTCCTGCATTTGGTATAACCAAAGCAGAGTACGAGACACTGCTTGCTGAAGCACAGCAAAAAGTTGATGCAGCACAAGCAGAACTAGAGCAACAGCAGCAAGACTTAGTAGCCCTAAATAACTCAAAGACAGCCACAGAAACGTCACTAGGAGACGCTCAAAAGGCTTTAGAGGATGCTCAAGCGTCACTTAACCTAGCAGTTGAAGCTAACAATACACAGTCTCAGAAAGTCGCAGAAGCACAGCAAAGCCTTGCCAATGCACAAGCCCTGGTAGAGCAAAAGCAGTCCGCACTTGAAGAAGTTTCTCAAGACATCCTAGCAAAATCTTCGCAGGTAACTGTAGCGTCCCAAGAACTAGATGAAGCTACACAAAACATGGATAAAGCTTTTACTGACATGATGAACTCTGAGGAATCTTTAAATAATTTAACTCTTGAGAAACAGCAGTCAGAACAAGACTATAGCGTAGCAGTAAACGAATATAACGTAGCATTGCTAAACTACAACCTATCAGTAGGAACGGTACACGAGAAGGGTGCAAATGTTGATAGCACATCTGTGGCATACAATCAATCACTAGCAAACTTGCAAGTTAAGTTAAACAATCTTACACAGGCACAGTCTGCTGTAGATACTGCACAATACAACTACAACAACAACCTTATTGCAGTTTATCCACCTAACGCCGAGCCAACCATTGCTGGGTTAAAAGCAGATATTTATAAACAAATTTCATCACCAAATCCAATTCGCTCAGATACAGCCTACACGTTTTGTAAAACAATAACAGTTACTCAAATCAACAAGGATTGGGGTGGCGGAGACATTGAGGGATGTGGTGGTGACTACATTATGATTCACTATAGAGGATATTTAACTGTTCCAACTACAGACAACTACGAGTTTCTTGCCATGGTTGACGATGGCTGGTACATGACAATTGGTGGAACAGTAGTAAACGATAACTGGTATACCAAGGGATGTGGCGGTAACTGGAGCAGTCCCATGCCACTACAAGCAGGACAGTCATACGCTATTGATGCATGGATGTTTGAATGGGGTGGCGGAGCTTGTAATATTCTTTACTACTATACTGATAGAGGATGGGGCGTAGTTCCTGCATCCTGGCTTTCACAGAACCAACCTACACAGCCAACCTACGAGTATGACCCAGCACTACTATCAATCTTGCAGCAAAAGCAAGCACTGCTCGCAACTGCACAGCAAGAGTATGATGTCGCCATGACAGCTACCACGGTAGCCAACGACAACTATGTAAATGCTATTGACGCATATGATATTGCTATTGAAGATTGGCAAAACAAGCAAGACATTCTTGAGCAGAAAGAACAAAATAAAATAGATAAGAATGAAACAGTTCTAACACTAGACTCGCTTCTTGTGGTAGCTCAGTCAGTTCTAGAAACGCTACAGGCAGACTACGCACAGAAACAGTTAAACGTTGCACAAAAACAACTAGAACTAACTACAGAACAATCGGAATTAAATGAGCTAAAAGATAGTTTAGATAATATGGTTGCTATAATTGAAGATAGCACAACGATTGTAAATCAACTCCAAGAGACTCTGGATGCAGAGGCGGTAGTCAAAGAGCAAACACAGCTCATCGTCGAAGAGCAAGAGATAGCAGTATCAAACAATACACAGCTAACAAATACTATTAGGCTGGAACTACAGGCAGTTGAGCAGAGAGTTTTCGTACAACAACAAGCAGTAAC